TGCTAGTCCATTGTAGTAGTACATCGTGTGATTCGATGTGTCATAATAAACTTGACCAGTTACAGGACTAGATACTGGGCCAGAGTTGTGGTGAATTCGAGCATTGATTAACTCATTTTTGTTAAGATCAACGCTAACTAAAAATTTTCTTGCCATTTGCTATGCTCCTTAAGACAGGTACGCTGTCCCTGAAAACGGTTGAGCCATTGTCAGTGTTAATGTATTAAGACTATTATAATCTATTCCAGTTTCCAATACATCTCCAGCGCTTGATTTTACAGTTACGGCAGGAGAAAAACCAAGATTATGGTTTATTGTTATGGTATAGACGCTATTTACTGGTCCTACAACTTGAGCCAATTCCCATGAGTATACAAAGGCTATATCTTCCTTTGTAACAAGGTCGATTTTATTAGCTCCGACCCATGTGATATCTGATAGCTTTGGGCCATAGAATTCATTGGTTGTTGTATTGAAATAAAAATCCCCCTCAAGCCCAAGGTTATTGGAAGGAGAGGTTGTTCCATTAAGAATTGTTCTACCTCTAGGACCTTGTGGACCAGGGGAGGCGATTACAACTTTATTTTTCTGTTCTACTACCTTAATGATATCTGGCATTATATTGTGACCTATCTACTCAAAGTCAGAAAACCCTCAATAAGCTTTATCTTATTTAGATTAGTATCTGTGACCATTAAGTCATAAGATGACTTTGGGTAAAATAGTTTATTTGTTTGAGTAGGAGTCATTTTACAAGTTAACCGACCATTAGGTCCATCAATTGTAATTCCGCCTGAAGGCGATGTTAAAGTAAATGATAATTTGGATCCACCCTTTGTATCTCTAACCTGCAACTTTGCGGTTGCGCCAGTTAAATTAATGGGCAAATCATTATTGTCTTTATATTCGACAATAAATGTAAAAGTAGTATTTTGATCTACTTCGAAATTCTTTTGGACTGCCATTTGCTAAAATCTCCTAAAATAGGAAAACTCCTATGCTTATTTTAGCACAGGAGCAATCCCAATCTATTATTAAATTTTACTTCTTTGTAAAGCCAAAAGCTGGCTCGTTACTATTAAGAGCTTTTAGAATAACTGGCAGGCATGCTGCTATTCCACCCTTAATTAAATCTGCTGGGTCAGTATTTCCAGTCATATAAAGGGCGATAGACGCACCTAAGAAGTGACGACCATAGCTTGCTAGCGCTGCTAGAATTTTTTCTTGCATTTCTACTAGTCCGTTCTTTTTAAGATCTTTTGTCATGTAGATCCTCCTATTTCTAGGCATTGCGCCCAGGAATTTTGGGTGTTACCCCAATCTTTATTATATACCTATTATGCAGAAATGTCTACAATCTCACAATTGCCATCTGATGTACAGGCTAAAGTCTGTGTGCCAGATGTTCCATCTTCTGTCTCATAAAACGATAGGTCTTCCCAACGAATTTCTTTAGGCATCTTTGCAAGAAGGTCTTCGTACTCTTCTTTGCTAACCTCTTGATATGGAGCTTGCTTATATGTATGGTCTGAATGCGGAAGGAATGAAATGCCAGATACATCATCAAAGTTCTTATATACCCAGGCACCTACTTCCATCCACTCATCTTCTTTTACAGAAACTGTAATAGATGGCTTATGCTCACACCATGCACGTTGATAAACTAACCAAATATTTAAGTGTTCAATAGCAGTAAGGTCATTTCTTATAATTGCGCCTTCTGGTGCCTTTACTGGAAATGAGAATACGTATGTGTCGTTTGGCTTCATGACATCATCTTCTACTGGAATTCCAACTTCCTTTAAAAATGTAGAGATTGGATCTCCCTTTGAACCACGAACTGTACGAATATAATATGGAGAATGCCAAGCATGCATCCCTGAAGATACACCAACTAGTTGAGAAACTGTACCAGAAGGCTTTACGCATGTAATAGCTGCAGACTCAGGAATACCAATTTTCCCAGCCTCTTCTTTATTTTTTTCTCTTGCCTTTTCTCTAATTGACATTAAGAATGCTTCTAAAGATACTAGGTCTTCTTTGCCAGACATAAACTTATGTCCAAATTGACCAGTAAGGGAAACTCCAAGCAGTCTTTCTTCTTCAGTATTATCTTTCCAAATTTTACGAAGATACTTAAAGTCTACTAGGGTTGATTGCCACGTTCCAAGGATAGTGGCTAGCTCTACTTTCCTCTCAATATCTTTCTTTGTATCGTTTTCACGTAATACGACTTCTGAAAGATTACAAAACTGATAAGGACGTAAAATAATTTCTGAACAAGGGTTAGTTCCGTAGTGTATATCTGGATCTCTTCTTCCATATTTGGCTGCTTGGGCTTGAGCTGCGGCCACATTGTATATGCCTCGTTCTCCTGATTTTGAATCATATAGAGATTTCCATTCTGCAATAAATTGTTCCATCTCTGGCTTGCGAGAATACGCAACAGAGTTATTAGAAAGGGCACGTTGTGAATTATGTTCCCACCAATTACCAGTTTTTGCTTGTGCCATCTCAATATCATTAATGTTAGAAAGAGAAATTAATGCAGATCTACGTACTCCGCCAACAACAACAATTTCTCCAATTTTGCACATAATGTCATGCGCCTCAATTGGCTTTAACTGACGGCCTGCTGCTGACTTAAACTTTGCAATAGTAAAATCAAAAAGATTAATCAAAGGTTGTGGGCCAGATGATCTTCCGCCCATAGTTTTAAGACGTGCACCAGCTGGACGAAGTTTGCTTACGTCAATTGCTGGAATATGCCCTGTCCATAGTAACGCAAGAAGTTCACGATAAGCCTTAGCCCAACCTTGCTTTGAGTCTTCTACAACAATTACTGTATCTGATTTTTCAAAAGAATCTGGGATAGCAGGAAGCTTATTAACATATTTATATTCAACAGAAAATCCAACTCCAGTTCCACACATTAAAATATACATGGTCTCATCAAGTGATCTTGGACTATCTACTGGGACAAATGAACAATTGTATCCAGCAACGTGGTCTCTATCTAATGCAGCACCTGCAGTCATCACAGATCTCATTGATGGCATTACGCTTCTATTGTAAACGGCGTCTTTAAGTTCTTTAATTAAATCTTCATCTGGAATATAGTTATGAGTTACATTAAGGTGATTAGCCATAAAGTCAAAATACCTGTCTACTGTTTCCCCCCATGTTTCACGACGGTTATCTTCTGGGATCCATCTAGCGTATCGTGATAAAGCAATAAAGTTTTCGTATGGGTTTTCAATAGTTCTTGACATTTTTAAATAACACCTTTTCTCCGCCTTGCGGTTTATATTTTTTAGTTGAAGTCTAATTCTACCAAACTTTATTTAGCGTGGGAAGGGTTTACGAGAATTTTTCTTCTAAATGATTAAAAGCATTCTTAGTCAACTCAATCCAGTTGTATTCTTCATGAATCTTAGTCGACTGAGCATAATAATAGGAAGACATAGCCTTAAAGTTATCCACAGCAAAATACATTTGTTCTAATAGATGATCTGCATCTGGTTTATAAAAGCTTCCAAGGTGTGGATCTCCTACAGCTTTTGGAACTCCTTCTGTCTCTGCATCAGTAAGTCTTGACTTTAACTTGAGGGGACCAAGGAATTTTTTATACTGTGCCCAATCATAAGTTGTTATTACTGGCATACCAGTAGCAAGTCCTTGAAATGGGATAAACCCAAATCCTTCTCCCCAGGTTGGGTATACAAGAACATGATGTCTATGATAAAGGCTAACTAAATTCTCTAGAGAATACTCTTCTGTAATAATTTCAATATTATCTGATATTTTATCTGGAGTAACAAATTCTCCCCTATCGTTATATAATCTTAATGTATGAGTTCCATGAGCCTTAATGGTTAATTTATATTTAGGGTTATCTTTAAATAGTTTTAAGAATGTCTCTACAACTAATTGACCGTCTTTTCTTGGAGACGGTTCTCCTATATGTAAAAATTTAATAACGCCATCTTCTTTTATTTCTCTTTTATACGGAGCCCAAATTGGTTCTATGCCATGTGGATAAACTTTTATTGGACTTGTAATTCCATTTTTTCTATATACATCTGCAGTCCAATCAGATGTTGCCCATATCTCATCACATAGGTTCATTCTTTCTTTCCACTCATCACGAATCTTATCAGACTCCCACGGGGTGTAACCTATCTGATATTGATTTCTATGTAATTTATAATGATGAGGCTGTGTAAAGTTTAATTGAAATGGAGCCTTGGGATCTGCAAAGTCGACTTTATGCCCTAATTCCTGAAGGGTCCTTACGATATTCTGTCCAGCATAGCCAAACCCGACAGCTGGATTTAAGCCTGCCCGTATCGTGTAATATGAAATATGCATTAATGTTCCTAGTCAACTGACTTGACAGTAACTTACCGCCAATGCTACTATTATAGTTCGTTATCTCTAAAGGAGGAAATGCCAATGGAGAAAATCAAAGAACGTTTGAGCGATGTTGCTCACAACTGGTCTTATATAGGAATGATAACATTGTTTCTATTTACTGTCCAGCCTGGTCCAACAGTAACTCAAGCCTTGACGGTGGAAACACCTAAATCAACGGTACAACTAAAGAAAGAAACCTTAGAGAAGTACAGCACTACTGTGTACAAGCCTTCTGAGAATCTAACAGACAAAGAACTAAAAGAACTTTTATCAGCTGTTGGTTTTGAAGGAAAAGCCCTTAAAATGGCTTGGGCTATTGCTAAGTCAGAATCCAATGCGAGGCCTATGGCTTACAATGGTAACAGGAATACTGGAGACAGTTCCTACGGAATTTTTCAGATTAATATGTTGGGTGAACTCGGCATTGATCGTAAAGAAAAATTTGAATTAAAGTCAAACATCCTATTGTTTGATCCAGTAATAAATGCAGAGATAACGTATTATATGACTAAAGGCGGAACCGATTGGTCATCATGGTCTTCCCTTAACGGGGCAAGATTCAAAGAGTTCCTAGCGGAATTCTAAAATTAGAAAGGAAGGTACATGAAGATACAGTATGTGTCTAAGTACCTTCTTTTAGCAGAGAAGGGCCTTGTTCCTAGACTTGATTGTCCAATGTATCA